AATGAGTAAGTTAGAAACAAATCAGGTCGATCCAGCTACAGGCACTACGCTAACGCTAGGTACATCAGGGGATACGATAACAATTCCTTCGGGAGTTACCATCGCTAACTCTGGAACAGCTACAGGTTTTGGTGGGGATAACACTCCAATGTTTTTGGTAAGTGGTGGAACAAGTAACCAAACAATTAGTCATGCTAGTGGAACAACAATTACTTATGGTCAAGAAATTATCGATACAGATAATGCTTTTGCATCAAATATATTTACAGTTCCTAGTGGCGAAGCAGGTAAATATTTTTTTAGTGCGTCTTGTCAAATTGAAGACACACAAGCCGATATAACAAGATTTATTTTAGAAATTCAAAAAAATAATAGCTCTTGGAGGCAGATAGCACATAGATTTACTTCTAATAATGATTTAATGCAAGTTTCTCATACTGTTACAGCTATCGATGATGCAAGTGTTGGGGACGAATATAAAGCTAAAGTATATGTTGAAACTAATGATAGTGGATCAGTAATTATTGAAAATCAATCTACATCGTATTCAAATAACTGGTTTCAAGGATTTAAATTATTATAGGATAAATTATGGCAAACGGAACATTAAAAGTATCGAATATACAAACAAGCTCTGGATCAGGGACTATTACTCTTGGTCAATCTGGGGAGACTATTTCTATTCCTTCAGGTTGCACAATTACAAACTCTGGAACACAGACAGGATTTGGTGGAACTAACACTCCAGCTTTTCATGTTAAAATGAATGGTAGTCAAACTTTTGCTCATAGCACTACAACTAAAATAGAATTTGATGAAGAGGTTTTTGATTCAGATTCCAAATATGATACAAGCACTTATAGATTTACTCCAACCGTTAATGGAAAATATTTAATAACTTTAAGTTTTTATTTTGATGGTGGTGGACAAAGTAATTTAAGAAATTGTAATGTTTATATTTATAAAAATGGATCAGTATATGGACAAGTTGGTTATGATAGTGCTGCTAATTATGGTAATAATGGTTTAAGAAATATCACAAGTATTATGGAATTAGACTCAGATGATTATGTTGAAGCATATGTAAATTTTAATGTTCAAGATAGTAGTTCATCTACAGGTGGTGGTAACACAGTTAATTTAGCACAATTTTCAGGAATGAAAATTATAGAATAGGATAAATTATGACAAGTATATTAAAAGCAGACACGATACAGGACACAGACGGTAATAACATTATCAACGAGAATAGTAACACGATTACTATCGGTGCATCTGGTGACACGACAAATATCATAGGGACATTACAGAACAATGGTGCTGCTGTTGGTGGTGGAATTGACGTATTTGACCAATGGCGAATAACTGCTCATGTGACATCTGAAAGTGGAACTTTTGATTCAAATTGGGAAAGAGTTGATAATACTGATGCTGGTTATAGTTCTTCAAATATGTCAGAAAGTTCAGGAATTTTTACTTTTCCATCAACAGGAATGTATTTAATTAATTTTCAAGTAAGTGGAGAAGCAGATACAAATGATGCTGCAATATATATGGATATTCAAACAACATCTGATGATTCATCTTATTCTAGTGTATGTCAAATTTATGGTGGCTCACGAGATGGCTCATGGGGTTGTTATGGTCATTATATTTTTGATGTAACAAACACATCAACACATAAAGTTAAATTTGTTTATGCTAGTAATGCTGGTAGTAGTTTAATTTATGGTTCATCAACTGCTACTCTTACAGGTGCATTATTTATGAAATTAGGAGATACATAAAATGGATAACGATTATTTTCAATTAGCTTTACAAAAATTCAATAGTGGCGATTGGTATGGTTGGAAAACACATGACGATAATGGAAATAAAATTCCTAACAATCAAAGAATGACTTATGCCAATATTAAAATTATAAAAGAAGGTGCGATTATGCCTAGTGAAGAAGAAGTAAATGCTAAGATACAAGAATTAAAAGATGCTGAACAAGCAGCAATAGATAAAAAAGCATCTGGTAAACAGAAGCTAAAAGATTTAGGATTGGATGACGCAGAAATTAAAGCGTTGATGGGAGCATAATATGGCGATAACTAGACTAGGACCGAATCAATCAGTAAACTTAGCAAGCAATGTTACAGGAACATTGCCAGCGGCTAATGTTGCTAACTCTACTTTGAATAATGTGACAGCTCTACCAGCAGCTATTGCTACTGGTAAAATAAAACAAGTTGTAAATAGTGTTTATTCAACAGTAGCTAATTTTACTTCTGGTAGTTATACAGATGTAGGTCTAACAGCAAACATAACTCCAAGTTCATCATCAAATAAAGTTTTAATTATTTTAAATGTTCAAATAGGAAAAGGTGGAGGATCACATAGCCATCATGGAAATATTAAACTTCTAAGAGATAGCACAGAATTAAATCCAGAAGGTTCAGAAATTTTAGATAGTTTGGCTTATGATGATACTGCTGGATATTTATATCCAGGCAGTGCATCTGTTCATTATTTAGACACACCAAACACTACATCACAAATTACATATAAAATTCAAGCTATGAGAGCTGGAAATAGTGGAACATTTACTTGCCAACCAGATGGATCAGCAAGTTCAATGACACTTATGGAGGTAGTATCTTAATGATTATAGAAGCTATATTAGAAATAAATCCTAAAGCAGAAGTTACTGTAAGAGGAAGTGATATTAATACTTGTGAAATAGAATGGATTAATGGAACAACACCTATTCCTAAAGCTGACATAGAGGCTAAGATGGCAGAACTACCTACACCAGAAGAAGAAGTTGCACAAAAAGAGACAGAAAAAGCATCTGGTAAACAAAAACTTAAAGATTTAGGATTAACCGACGCTGAGATAAAAGCACTAACAGGA